CGTCTGAGCCCCGCTGCCCTCTTGTAGCCGTTCACGTAAGGGTAGGAGTTCCCATGCCCCCCACCGGCGGTATTCGCACGTCCATGGCCTGGCAGGCGCGGTATGGCGCGCTGGGGCAGGCGGTCACCGATGCGGTGTTTTCGCCTGGCCAGCCGCTCGTACCGCCCGATCAGGAGCCGGTGCGCGTCTGGGACTTCCCGGTCGGCGTCAACACGGTCATCACGCCCAGGCCCAGCGAGCCGTTCGGGTTCGCGCACCTTCGGGCCTTCGCCAACGTCGAGCTGGTGCGGCTCGCCATCGAGACGCGCAAGGACCAGCTGGAGAGCCTGCACTGGCGGCTGAACCCGCGCCATGGGGTGGCCGCCACGTCGGCGATCGAGGCGCGGGCGGCGGCGCTGACGCAGTTCTGGCGCAGGCCTGACGGCGTGCACGATTTCGCCGGCTGGCTGCGGCTGGCGGCCGAGGACCTGCTGGCCATCGACGCGCCGGCGTTCGAGAAGCGCCGCGACCGCGCCGGCCGGCTGATCGGCCTCGACGTGGTGCCGGGCGACACCATCAAGGTGCTGGTCGACGAGACCGGCCGCACGCCGCCGCCGCCATCGCCGGCCTACCAGCAGATCATCAAGGGCCGCGTCTGGGCCGACCTGACCACGGACGACCTGCTCTACGCGCCGCGCAACCGGCGGCCCAACCACGTGCTGGGGTATTCGCCGGTCGAGCAGATTGTCGTCACCATCCAGACAATCGTCAACCGCCAGGCCGCGCAACTCGCCTACTTCACCGAGGGCAACGCGCCGCTGGGCTTCCTCACCGCGCCGGAGGGCTGGGGGCCGAGCCAGATCCGCGAGCTGCAGCTGTGGCTGAACGCCCAGCTGTCCGGCCAGCCGTCCGAGCGCGCCAAGCTGATCTGGACGCCGGCCGGCGCCGCCTACCAGTCGCTGAAGGACCCGCCGCTGAAGGACGACTTCGACGAGTGGCTGGCGCGCATCGTCGCCTTCGCCTTCTCCCTGCCGCCGACGCCGTACGTCAAACAAATGAACCGCGCCACGGCCGGCGAGGACCAGGATCGCAGCCTGGAAGAGGGCCTCGCGCCCCTGAAGCTGTGGGTGAAGCGGCTGGTCGACGCCGTCAACGAGCGCGAGTTCGGCGAGACCGACCTGGAGTTCGCCTGGCATCAGCCGCCGCAGATCGACCCGCTGCTGCAGTCGCAGATCGACGACGTCGACCTGCGCAACGGCAGCGCCACCGTCAACGAGATCCGCGCCCGCCGCGGCCTGCCGGCGCTGGCCGGCGGCGATGCGCCCCGCGTCTACGGCGCCGCGGCGCAAGCCCTTTCCGCCTGACCTTCCTCATTCCCGGAGCCCGTGCGCATGCGCCTCTTTGGTGAGCTCACCAAGATCGAAGACCAGCCGGACGGCACGCTGAAGGTCTATGGCGTCGCCTCGACCGGCGCGCGCGACGACGCCGGCGAGGTGGTGCTGCCGGCGGCGATGGCGGCGGCGCTGCCGGACTATGCCCGCTATCCGGCGCTGCGCGAGATGCACCAGCCGACCGCCGCCGGCCGCACGCTGGAGGCCACGGTGGATGAAGAGGGCGCGACGCGGATCGTCGCCCACGTGGTCGACCCGGTGGCCATCGCCAAGGTGAGGTCGCGCACCTATTCGGGCTTTTCCATCGGCGGGCGGGTGCTGGCCCGCGATCCGGCCGACGCCACCGTGATCACCAAGATCAGGCTCTCCGAGATCAGCCTGGTCGATCGCCCTGCCAACCCGGAAGCGGTGATCGACCTCTGGAAGGCCGACCTGGCCGAGCCGGCGTCGCCGCCGAGCAACGACGCGGTGAAGGCCCGCGCCGCCGAGTTGGCGCGGGCGGCGGGCCGCCCCGGCGCGTGGAAGGACTACGTCGCCAAGGCGCGCGCCGCGCTGATGGACGGGCAGGGGCATCCGCCGAGCTCCGACGATGCGCCGAGTACGGATGATGAGCCCGCAAACGATCGCGACCAGCCCAGCGCCGAAGCGAGCCCGGACGATGCCGATGCGGCGACCGGGCAGCCGGCCGGCCAGAACGATGGGGTCGGCGATCAGCCCGTGGACGACGCCGACCAAGCGGCCGAAGCGTCTGAGGTGGCCGCCCGGCTCGCCGAGCTGGCGAGCCAGGATCCGGCGGCGCTGCAGGCCGTCCACGATGCGCTCGCCGCGCTGGGCGCGGTCTGCGATCCCGACAACTGCCCGGCCGGGCCGGGCGACGCCGAGAAGGCCGCGCCCGCCGGCGATCTCGGCAAGCTCGATGGCGCGGCGCTGCTCGACGCGGTGCTTGCGAAGGCGCTGCCGCGGGTCGAGGCGCTGGAGCGCCGCCTGCATGAGCAGGGCGAGCTGATCGAGCGGCTGGCCGCCACGCCGACGCCGCCGCGCACCGCCGCCAGCCAGCATGCCCGCGCCATCGGCAAGGCCGAGGACGCCGATCCGCTGGCGGCCGCAACCGATCCAGACGCCGCCGCGGTCCAGCAGGCGTTCGCGGCCCTGACGCCCGACGAGCGCGCCTTCCTCTTGATGAAGGCCTCGCTGCGCCAGCCGATCCCGATCGGCTGACGCACACCACGCCCCCATCCGGCCGCCGGCGCCCTCAGCGTCCGACGCCGCACGTCCTCCCCTTGCCCCTGACCAAGGAGCACCGAGCCATGCCCACCGCCCTCTCGCCCGACGAGCTGAAGAAGTCGTTCGTCACCGCCATGTCCCACCCCTCGGAGGACATCGCGCGCACCATCCTCGCCCAGGCCGGCGTCGACCCGGACCGGCTGGAGAAGACCATCTCCACCGCCACCGGCCTCGTTGCCTTCGACCTGCAGGCCCCGGCCAAGAACCTCTATCCGGCCGCGACGCCGCTGCGGAACCGCGTCCCCCGCGTCGCCGGCGGCACCGGCACGGCCACCAACTGGCGCCAGGTCACCAACCTGATCGGCTCCGGCTACGACGCCATCGGCTGGGTGGCCGAGGGCCAGCGCGCCGGCCAGATGAGCTACGCCACCGCCACCAAGTCGGCCTCCTACGTCACCCTCGGCGAGGAGGACGCGGCCACCTTCGAGGCGATCAACGCCGCCATCGGCTTCGAGGACATCCAGGCCACCATGGCCATGCGCCTGCTGCAGAAGACCATGCTGAAGGAGGAGATGGCGATCCTGGCGGGCAACACCTCGCTCGCCCTCGGCGCGCCCACGGCGCCGTCGCTGGCCGCCGCCGGCTCGGGCGCGACCCTGCCGGCCGCCACCTATTCGGTGATCGTGGTCGCCCTGACGCTCGAGGGTTATCGCAACTCCTCGCTCGCCGCGGGCCTCGCCACCTCGAAGACGGTGACCGGCGCCGACGGGAAGACCTTCGCGATCAACGGCGGCTCGTCCAACAAGTCGTCCGCCGCCACCCAGGCGGTGACCCTCGGCCAGACCCTCTCGGCCACCGTCTCGCCGATCCAGGGCGCGGTCGCCTACGCCTGGTTCGTCGGCACGTCCGGCAACGAGGTGCTGCAGGCGATCACCCCCCTCAACTCGGCGACCTTCGCCGCGCCGCTGGCCACCGGCACGCAGGCCGCCACCGCGATCAGCGCCGACTGCTCCACCAACAGCCTCGGCTACGACGGCCTGCTCACCACGGCGCTGAAGGCCGGCAGCAACGCCTATGTGAAGACCCTGGCCACGGGGACCGCCGGGACCGGCACCGCGCTCACCGCCTCCGGCCGCGGCTCGGTCAACGAGATCGACGCCATGCTGGAGGGCATGTGGGACTCGTTCCAGGTCTCGCCCACGGTGCTGTTCGTCAACAGCCAGGAGCTGAAGAACATCACCAACAAGGTGCTGTCGTCCGGCTCCGGCCCGCTGCTGCAGTACAGCCAAAGCCCGGACGGGGCCGGCTACCAGCTCGACGCAGGCGGCACGATCTCCACCTACTACAACCCGTTCCTGCTGGACGGCGGCCTGCGCATCCCGGTGAAGATCCACCCGTTCGTGCCGCCCGGCACCATCCTCGCCTACGCCGAGACGCTGCCGGCGCAGTACCAGTCCAGCGAGGTGCCGAACGTCGCCGAGGTGAAGTGCCGGCAGGACTACTACGCGATCGACTGGCCGCCGGTGACCCGCCAGCGCCAGAAGGGCGTCTACGTCGAGGAAGTCCTCGCCGTCTACGCGCCGTTCGCCATGGGCGTGATCAGCAACATCGCCAACGGCTGATCCGCTAGAACCCCTCCCCCGCGAGGGGAGGGGGCAGGGGGTGGGGGGCTGCCGGCCGGTTGGCCGCCCTCCGCCCGAGCGGTTCGCTCGAACAGCCCCCCACCCCCGACCCCTCCCCTCAAGGGGGAGGGGAGACGAAGGAGATCGTCATGGCCGCTGGCGACCTCACCGATCTCGATACCGTCAAGGCCTGGCTGGGCGTCACCACCACGACCTACGACGCCCAGCTCGGCGGCCTGATCACCGCCGTCTCCAGCTTCGTCGCCAACTACCTCGGGCGGCAGCTGCTCAGCGCCAGCTACGTCGAGACCTATCGCGGCAACGGCCAGTCGGTGATGCTGCTGCGCAACTTCCCGATCACCGCGGTGGCGAGCGTCGCCTTCGCCGGCCGCACCGTCACCACGGCGGCGGACCCGGTTGCGCTCACCAGCGGCTTGCTGTTCGACGACCGCACGCTGCAGCTGGTCGGCGGCCGCTTCCCGATCGCCCTGCCGGTGGTGGTCAGCTACACGGCCGGCTACGCCGCCGCGCCGGCCGACGTCGCCCAGGCGGCCGTGGAGCTGGTGGGCGAAGCGTTCCGCCGCCGCGACCGCATCGGCCTCGCCTCCAAGAGCCTTGGCGGCCAGGAGGTGATCGCCTTCAGCCTGAAGGACATGAACGACACCGTCCGGGCGCTGCTGGCGTCCTACCAGGTGCTGGCGCCCTTCTGATGCTGTCGGTCACCGTCACCGGCGCGGACCAGCTCGCCGCGAAGCTGGACGGCCTGCCAGCCGCCGTCACCGCGGCCATCGCCGCCAAGTCGGCCGCGCTCGCCGACCAGCTGCTGGAGCTGGTGCGCTCGAAGGCGAGCGGCGGCGTGCTGCAATCGCGCACCGGCGCGCTCGCCGCCTCGATCGGCGCCGGCGCCCCGACCATCAGCGGCGACAGCGTGGTCACCGCCGTCTTCGCCGGCGCCAACGTCAAGTACGCAGCGATCCAGGAGTTCGGCGGCGTCACCGCCCCGCACGACATCCTGCCTTCGCGCGCCAAGGCGCTCGCCTTCCTCGCCGGCGGCGGGCAGGTGTTCGCCAGGATCGTGCACCACCCGGGCTCGCACATCCCCGAGCGCTCCTATCTGCGCGCCTCGCTCGCCGAGATGGCGGGCCAGATCGAGAGCGAGATGAAGGCGGCGGCCATCGACGCGGCGCGAAAGCAGATGGGCTCGTAACCGCCATGATGGATGCCGAACCGATCTACCAGGCGCTCTTCGACCTCACCGTCGGCCTCGCCTGGAGCGGCGGCGGCGCGCTCGCCTTCTCCTCGCGCCGGGTGAAGACCTTCGAGGACCTGCCGGCCCAGCCGGCGCTCTGCCAGGCCGAGACCGACGAGACCATGGCCCAGGTCACCAGCCTGCAGGCGGTGACGACGCTCGGCGCCAGCTGGCTGATCTACCACCAGGCCGGCAAGGACGACGACGCCGTGCCGGCCCAGACCACCAACGCCATCCTCGCCGCCGTCCGCGGCCTCTTCGTCGATCCCGACGACCCCGACTTCGCCCAGACCCTTGGCGGCCTGGTCCACAAGTGCTGGATCGACGGCCGCATCCAGAAGTTCCAGGGCGACCTCGACGGTCAGACCCTGATCGTCGTCCCCCTCAAGATCCTCGCCCCCTAAATCTGCTCACCCGCGCAGCGGGGACCACGCGAAGCGTGGTGGAGGGGGCGCAAGCCGCTTCAACCCAAGGACCCTCATGCCCGACCCAACCGAAGCGCCCGCTCCGGCGCCCGCGCCCCCGCCTGCGCCACCCGACAACCGCGCCGAGATCATCGCCGCGCTGATCCGCAACGGCCTTTCCAACGGCCCGATCGCCCAGTCCCAGGCCACCTGGGATCACCTGCAAACCCGGCTGGGCGAGATCGCCCGCGCCATCCTGAAGGAGCTCTGAGCCATGGCCCAGTCCGTCTTCGGCGTCGGCTTCCTGTTCGCCACGCCTTCCGGGACCAACCCGACGCCCACCCGGTTCGGCCGGCTGCAGGACGTCGCGGTCGACTTTTCCTACGACAACAAGCTGCTTTACGGCTCCAACCAGTACGCGCTGGAGCAGGCCCGCGGCAAAGCCAAGATCGAGCTGAAGGCGACGGTCGGCGTGGTCGACCCGATCCTCTTCAACAACATCTACTTCGGCCTCACCACCGCGGCCGGCGAGACGCTGAGCAGCGTCGACGAGACCGCCACGCCTTCAGCCGGCACGTTCACCGTCGCCAACGGCGGCACGTTCAGCCAGGACCTCGGCGTCTACAACACCGTCACCGGCCTCTGGCTGACCCGCGTCGCTTCGGCGCCTTCCGCCGGCCAGTATGCGGTCAACACCGCCACCGGCGTCTACACCACCAACACCGCCCAGAACGGCCAGTCGCTGCGCGTCTCCTACACCTACGCCTCGTCCAGCACCGGGACGAGCCTCGCCTTCACCAACCAGCCGATGGGCGCCGGCGTGATCTTCTCGGTGCAGCTGGTGAACAAGTTCAAGGGCTCGGACGGCGTCGTCCGCTCGCTCTACCTCAACTTCCCGGCCGTGCAGTGCCCGAAGCTGGCGATGCCGCTGAAGCTCGACGACTTCACCCTGCCGCAGCTCGACATGAGCGCCCAGGACAACGGCTCGGGCAATGTCTTCAACTACTCGATGACGGGGTGACGCATGGCGGATGTAACCATCGGCGGGCAGGCGTGGTCGGTCGCGCTGCCCAACTTCAAAAAGCTCAAGGCCGCCTGGCGCTACATCGCCGCCGTGCAGGCCTCCACCGACCCGATGGACAGCGTCGAGGCCATCCTCGGGATCGTCACGGTGGGCTCGGCCGTGCCAGCCACCGTCGACGAGCTGGAGGAGGTGCTGACCCCGGCCGAGATGCCGGGCCTGCGCCCCTTCATCAACGCGCTGATGATCGAGATCGGCCTCGCCTCCGACGAGGCGCAAGCCGACCCTTTGGACCCCGCGGCGAGCCCTTCGACGGCGACTTCGACGCCCTCATCTGCGCCATCCTCGCCGGCCTCGGAAGCGCCGACTGGGACGGGGTAGAGGAGCGCTGGAACCTGCATCGCTACGCGGCGCTGATGCGGCATTGGAGCTGCGAGGGGCCGCCGGCGTATGTCTCGGTGGCGGCTTATCTGGGGCTGCGCAAGCCGGCCGCGTCGGCCGGCGACTTGCTCGGGGACGATCTGATGAACTTCCTGAAGGTCTTCCCCGGCGGGGAGTTGGTCGGAGCTGGACGTTCCTGAAACGTTCTTGTCTGACGCGGGAAATGGCGCTCCATGCCTTGGGGATCAAGAGGATGGCGCTGATCTCGGAGCCGGAAACTTCGGCGAGCACACGTGTCGCGATCGGATACGAAGCGACGACAAAGCATGTGACGCCGCCGCGGCGACCGAGAGCTCCGGCCTCTGATATTTGCGGCGCGTTCGCCGCGCTTGCACCGCAAGAAACGCCAATCCAAACAAACCGCTAGGCGGGAGGTCGCGCATGTCCGACAGCGATCTTCAGCTGACGTTTGGCGCCGACGCCGGCGGCCTCGCTCAGGGCGTCGGTCAGGCCAGAGCGGCGATCGCGAGCCTGGCGCCCGCTGTGACGGCGGCGCAGGCTTCGCTTGACCGGTTCGCCCAGTCGGCGGCCAGAGCGTTCGCGCCGCCGAACGTCAGCGGCTTTTCGAGCGCTGCATCGCAGGTCACTGCGGCGACGGCCGGGATCTCCGTGTCGGTGTCCGGCGCGGCAGGCGCGATCCGCATGCTTGGCGGAGGCGCGGCGGCCGCCGCGCAACAGACCGCTCCGCTCGCGCAGGGCCTTACAGCAAGCAGGGCGTCGGTCGACGCTGCCGGCGCTGCGCTGCTGCAATTCGGCGCGCACGCACAGGTGGCGGCGACGGCGACGGCCAGCGTGAGCCTGAGCTTCACCGCCGGCCAGTCTTCGATAGCGGCCTTGAACGGCGTGGTGGCGGGCGCTGGCGCGGCAATGGCGCCTATGAGCACCGTTGTCAGCCGCTTGGCATCGACACTGGGGCAGCTACTCCAGCAGACAAGCCCCGTAGGCGGCGCGCTGAGCGCTGTCAGCGGCGCGGCGCAATCGATCGCGGGCGTCTTCAGCGGCGTCGGCAGCGCAATCTCTGGCGTCGCCAACGTCTTCAACAGCGTCGCAGGCGCCGTCCACTCCGTCAGCGGCGTCTTCAACGGCGTCGGCCAGGCAATCTCTGGCGTCGCCAACATCTTCAACAGCGTCGCCGGCGCAGTTCAATCCGTTGGCGGCGTCTTCGACAGCGTCAGCTCGGCGATCTCAAGCGTATCAGGTGTCGCGCAGTCGATCTCCGGAACGTTCCAGAGCATCGGTTCCGCTGTGAGCGGCGTCAGCGACGTCATTGGGAGCTTCAATGGCCTCCTGACCAGTCTGACCGATCTCGTGAAGGGGGGCGCTGACGCTCTTAAAGGCGGCAAGGTCGCGCTGGTGGCTTTCGACGCGGCGGCCGACGCCAATCCGGTCGGCCTGATCGCTCAGGCCGTCCAACTGCTCGTCGGCTGGATCACCAAGCTGATCGATTGGTTGAAGCAGATTGGCGCGCTCGGCGACGCGTGGGACGGCGTGAAAGCCGGGGGATCGCTGTTCGGCGATTTACTGAAGATCGTCTGGGATACGCTGGTCAACGTCAAGACCGCGCTGGTCGACGTCCTCACCGGCCACTGGTCGTTCGACAACCTGCAGGCTGGCTTCAACCAGCTAGCCGCCGACATCCGAAAGACGACGGAAGATACGATCCGGCTGGGCAAGGCCGCGGAGGAGGTCGCCAAGAAGGCGGCCGCCAACATTGCTGGTGGTGGATCAGGAGGCGCAGCGGCCGGCGGTGGCGGCGCGCCTGCGACCACGTGTCCGCCAATTCCGAAAGGCGGCGGCGGCGGTGGCGGCAAATCTGTTTCCGGCGGAAGCGCCAATAGCGCCGCCACGGGGATGGAGAAGTACCAAGCGGATCTGGTCCAAAAAGAAGATCAAGTCCGGGCCAGCACCGGCGCGTGGCTCGCCGATCTCACGCAGATGGACCTCGACTACTGGAACGGCATCCTGGCTCACGCCAAGCTTTCAGCGAAGGATAGGGCGGAAGTCGAGCATACCGTCGCTGAACTGAACGAGAAGATCAACGGCGAGAAGCAGACCGACGTCCTCGACCAGGACAAGGCGCGCATTGAGGCCGACAAGGGCAACGTCGCCGCGCTCACTGCCGACTGGCAGAAGTATACCCGCGACATGGTCAAGGCCTACGGCTTCAGCGCGACGCAGGTCATCGCCCAGCAACGCGAAATGGTTGCCGAGATCAAAGAGGCGAATAGTGACGTTGCCGAAGCAGCGATCAGGAACGAAGCTTCTCAGGTCGACGCGATCAAGAAGGGGGTCGATGAAGAACTCTCAACGATCAAGGCAGCCAACGACGCGGCGGTCGACGCGCTGAAGGCCAAGTACGACGCCGGACAGATCAGCGCGGCACAGTATTACACCCAACTGGCGGCACTGCAGCGAGACGCTGCGGCCCAAGAAGCCGCCGCGATCCAAGCCGGCGTCGAGGCGCAGCGCGCGGCGACCGTCACCTTGCTGGCTGACGCTAACCTGAGCGCCGAGCAACGCAACACGATCATCGCCGCCGAGGTCGCCGACGACAACGCCGCTGCGGCCAAGATCAAGGCAATCTGGGACCAGCTTTACAAGGCGCTCGGGGCCGACCGAGCTCAACAACTCGCGAAGTTCAAGCAACAGTGGGACCAAACCATCGGCTCTCTGACGCAGACCTTCGCCCAAGGGTTGCTGAAGATGGCGCAAGGCGGCGAATCGTTCTCGCAGCTGATGCGCGGCATCGGCCAGAAAATCCTCACCGACTGGGTGAACAACATCGCCAGGATGGTGAGCGACTGGGCGAGGGGTATTGCGGCCCAGGTGCTGGCGACGGCCGCCGGTGAGGGGGCGAAGAACAAGGCCAAAGAGGTTGGCTCCGCGCAGGGTCTGGCGATCGACGGGCTGGCGTCGCTCAAGTCCATCGTCAACGACGCCGCTACGGCCGCCTCCGGCGCCTACCAAGCCACCGTCAAGGCGATCCCGCCGCCGCTCGGCCCCGTTCTGGGCGCCGGCGCCGCCGCCGCCGCCCTTGCTGCGGTGATGGCGTTCCGGGGCATGGTTTCTTCAGCCGCCGGCGGCTTCGACATCCCTGCGGGGATCAATCCGCTGACTCAGCTGCACGCCCAGGAGATGGTTCTCCCGGCCCGCCTCGCGAACCCCATGCGCGACATGCTGGCCAGCTACAGTTCCGGCGGCGCGCCGGCCGCCGGCGGTCACAGCTTCAGCTTTGGCGAAACCCACATCCATGGCGCGCCGAACATGTCGCCGTCGGACTTCAAGTCGGCGCTGGCCGAGCATCGCTCGAACGTCGCGGAGGCCGTCGCCGGTGCGCTGCGCGGCGGCTGGCGGCCCAGCTACAAGCAGCCGGTCGGCGCCCTCTAGCCATCGACCTGGTCGGCCGCGGCCGTCGCTTCGCGCCAGCGGGAAGGGAGCCGATGTCCATCACGCCCTTCGTGCCGCCGAGCTTCCTCACCAGCCTGCCGAGCGGCATCTGGTCGGGCGTCGACGGACTGCCGGTGCTGCCGTTCCTGCCCGGGCAGTCGGTCGGCGTCTCGAAGTCGCCGAAGTGGTCGACCACGGTCGTCCGCGCCGCCTCGGGGCGCGAGCGGCGCACGCCCTACTGGAGCTTCCCGCTCTGGCAGTTCGAGCTGCAGTACGAGGTGGTGCGCCAGCGGCCGACCACGGCCGAGCTCGCGGCGATGTGGGAGTTCTTCAACGTCGCCCAGGGCCAGTATGCGCCGTGGCTGTTCGTCGATCCTTCGGATTGCGCGCTGCCCACGAGCGCCCTTCTCGACGCGTCGGGCCAGCCGATCACCGACAGCTCCGGGGCCATCATCACCGACGGGTCCTCGACGCCGGTGAGCTACCCGTTCGCGGTCGGCGACGGCGCGACCACCCAGTTCCAGTTGACGCGCAGTCTGAACAGCTTCGCCGAGCCGGTCTACGGCGCCTACCAGCCGCTCGTCCTGGAGAACGGTGCGACCGCCGGCGCGCATACGGTGGCGGGTGGCAAGGTGACCTTCAGCGCAGCGCCCGCAGCCGGCCATGTGCTCTCCTGGTTCGGCCACTACTATTTCGGCTGCCGCTTCGCGCAGGACGACCTCACCTTCGAGCAGATCGTCAGCCAGCTCTGGGCCGGCAAGTCGCTGAAGTTCACCTCGCTCAGGGTATGACCCCCATGAAGACGCCGATCGACTCGGCGTCACCGTCGCGCTGCTCAACGATGGCACCGACTTCGCAATGATTGATGTCTAAAGCTCACCCCTAACGGCGGTGCGGTCGCCGTTAGGGGTGAGCGGGCGGTAAGATGGTATGCGCCCATCCGCCGAACGCTGACGTTGTCGCAAAAAGAAAGCTTTGGTTGACGTGCGGCCCCATATAAGAGCCAGTTGGGGTGAGGAGCTACCACGCGTGCCACCAACGGCGGCAAACAGCGAAGCTGTGGTTGAAGCGCTTTTCGAAGTGCGGTTCACGACGTCGCTCTTCCAGGATCTGATAGTCGGGAATCTGGCGGCGAATTGGGCTGACTGGTCGGCGGCGCGGACGCCGTTGGCCGCCATGCCCGCTGCGATGCGCCTGGCCGATCCGAATCTGGCGGCGATGCCCACGATCGAGTTGCGCGACCCGACCGGACGGCGAATCGTCAAAATCGGAGAAGCTGTTCTCTCCTACCATCGAATAACGGCCTACCCGCTCTGGCCAGATTTCAAGCAGGAGATTGAGAAATTTCTAAATCAAGCGATCGAGCGCCTACCACAGTTTCGGGCCACTCGTTCCGGATTGAGGTACGTCAACGTCTTCAATAAGAAGAAGCATGGCGTTACCGACCTCAGCGATCTGGATATTCAGGTCCTGCTCGCGGGAAAACAGGTGCAGCCGCCTTTGCTGATCAATTACAGACACACCCAGGGGCTCGAGCTGGAGATCATGGCTAGGCTTGCGTCACGGGAATTCGTTGACCAAATGCTTTTTCCGGATGCGGTGTGCGTGGCCGACTTCGACGCGTACACGCCGAATCCCACGACTTGGACGTCGTCACGGCCGATAGCGCGTTGGCTTGAGCGCGCACACGGTTTGGTAAAACGTGAATATATAAAGGTGATAGGATCTCAATCATGATCCTCGGCGGTGCAATCAACATTCCCCCGCCGACCGGCGGCGAAATCTGGAGCGTGCTCGCGCGCCCACGAGCGAGCGTGACGGCGCCTGCACTCTGGGCGGCCTCCACTATTCGAGATCCGTCAGTTATCCAGATCACGATGCCGCCAGCTATTCTGACGATCGATCGCTACGCTAAGCTATCGTCTGGTTGGGATGGCTATGACGGTGTGACGCCAAAGACCTCGACGGTGACCGCGGCGAAGCGACTCTATTGGGCGCTCCGCGAACTTGCGATCGTCGATCCCGATGTCCAGGTCGCCGGCGACGGCGAGCTGAGTCTAGTCTGGAATGCACCGCACGCGCATTTCGAGATTGGCGCGGATGCAGATGGCGGCGTCAGCTATTTTGGCCGCAGCTCATCGCGCGCGCGGCCAGTTATGGGTGAGGTTGACGAGCACTTCGACTCACTGCCGGTAGAAGTCTGCGATTTCTTGTCCGCGGTCCGACAATGGCAGAATGCGAGTGCGAAGAGGAATCTCAGAGCGAGCACCCGGGCCCTGGTGTGATCGTGGCTGGAGAGCAGATGCTACGGCTCTGCTATTTCTCCGAGCACATGGAGCGCGACGGGACCCTCAAGGCTGCCGCTATTCGAACGGACGAATTGACGCGCCAAGTAGACGGCGAGCCACAAGGACGTGGCTTGTCGGTGGCTCGCGAAGCCCACACCTCTGAGGAGCAACTCGAAGAGAAGGCGCGCAACTTGCGGGTAGCGTCGCCCACTCAGCGCGCCGAAGTTTGGGTCTACAAGTTCAGCGCAGACGACATCCGGCAAGTGCTACACAACGATAACGAAAGAGCAGTTTGTCTCGTAGATCGAGCGTTGCCGAACGATTCGTCACACGCCGAAATCTGGGGCGCGAAAGCCGGACGCGACAGAGGTCAACTCCGGGCTATCCGGGACAAGATCCTCCCTCTGCTACGGCGGTCACACCGCGTCGCTTAAGGCGGACGCGATCAACTCCCTTAGGGGCGCAGTCCCGCCGCCTAGTTTCCTCTTCTAGTCGGCCGTGGGCCTCATCACAGCGAGCCTGCAGGTCGCGGTAGTCACCAACGACGGGCGCGCTCGCTGCCGCGGCGACAGATGCCTCCGCGCGCCAATCACCTATTTGCGGTTCTGACAGATGAAGACCCCGATAGATGCGGCCTCCGCCGGCGCGGGTGCCACCGTCGCGCTGCTCAACGGCGGCGCGGACTTCGCCATGGTCGACCTCTACAAGGTGACGCTCAACACCCAGAGCGGCACGCCCGCCATGATCCGCTGGCATGGCGGTCCGATGAGCGCGCCGGTCAGCTTCGCGGCGGCGGCGGGCCAGAGCACGTCCGCCGATGGGACCTACCAGGCCGGCCCGCTGATCGACCGCGGCAAGATCACCACCAAGCTGGGGCTGGAGGTCGCCACCTTCGACATGAAGATCTCGACGACCGGCGCCGACCTGATCAACGCCGCGCCGCTCGCCCCTTTTGCACAAGGCCGCGGCTTCGACGGCGCGACGGTGGTGCTCTACCGGGCCTTCCTGCCGACATTCGCCTCGCCGATCACCGGGCTCACGGTGGGGTTCTCCGGCCGTGTCACCTCGGTGAAGGACGTCTCACGCACCGGCTTCACGCTGACCGTCTCGGCCTGGACCGTGCTGCTCAACGTCAACATGGGCCCGGACGTCTTCCAGGCCGGCTGTCTGAACACCCATTACGACCCGGACTGCGGGCTCGATCCGACCGCCTTCACCTTCGCCGGCGCTGCCGCAGCTTCACCCCCGCCCACCGCTACGTCGTTCGCCACGACCAGCTCGGCGGTCACCGCCAACGGCGACCACTACTACGACAAGGGCACGGTGACCTTCACCTCAGGCGCCAACGCCGGCCTCAGCCGCACGGTGCAGACCTACGCGGGCGGCGCGTTCAGCTTCGCCTTCGGCTTTCCGTTCGCGCCGCTCGCCGGAGACACCTTCACCGCCTTGCGCGGCTGCCTGCTGACGCTCGCCGATTGCGAGGCGCAGCGCACCGTGCTCGACGCCGAGCAACATTTCCGCGGCCAGCCGTTCACGCCGCCTGCCGTCACCCCGATCGGCGGATGACGCGCGAGGAGGGCAGGGCGGCCGTCGTCGCCGAGGCGATGACCTGGCTCGGCACGCCCTGGCGCCACCGCGGCCGCGTGAAGGGCGCCGGGGTGGACTGCGCCCAGTTCGTCATCGGCGTCTACGCCGCCGCCGGCGTGATCGAGGACTTCGACACCGGCGAATATCCGCGCGACTGGCACATCCACCGCGACGAGGAGCGGTTCCTGTCGTTCGCGCCGCGGTTCGCCCGCGAGATCGACGAAGCGGCGGTGGGGCCGGGCGACATGGTGCTGTTCCGCATCGGCCGCGTCTATTCGCACGCCGCCATCGTGCTCGACTGGCCGAGGGGCATCCACGCGGCGGTGAACGCCGGCGCGGTGGTGCTGTGCGACCTCGACCGTGACGCCGGCCTCACGTCGGGCCCGCGGAAGTTCTTCACCTACGAAGGGTGGTGAGATGGCCGGACGCCAGGCCTCGAATGTCATCACCCGATACGCGGGCATCCAGGTGCAGACGAGCTCGCTCGGCCTGCAGATCCCGGTCGGCTGGGGCACATTCCGCGGCGGCTGCAACCTCGTGGACTACCTCGACTTCCAGTCGAAGGCGCAGAAGGCCGCCGCTTCGGGCAAGGGCGGCTCGACCGTCACCGGCTACAGCTACTCGGCCACCCTGATCCTGGGCGTCTGCGAGGGGCCGATCGACGCGGTGACCCAGGTCTGGGTCGACGGCAAGAACTATGCTCACGGATCGAACGGCAGCGGCGTCGCCGACACGGGCTCCACGCCGGCGATGACCCAGGTGGGGCTGACGCTCGGAACCGGGGCCATCGGCCAGTCGCCGTGGGGCTACCTCACGTCGGTCCACGCCGACCACGCCATCGGCTACTCGGGCCTCGCCATCGCCTACGCGGAAAACTATCCGCTCGACTCCAGCGCCTCGACGCCGAACCACAGCTTCGAGATCGTCCGCCAGGCGGCGTTCGATGTCGGCGGCGGCTATTCGGGACCGGATGTCGACCCCTCGCTCGTGGTCGCCGACTTCTTCGAGAACACCCGCACCGGGGTGCCCAGCTGGGGCGCTGGACTGCTCGACGCCGCCAGCCTGACCACGGCCGCCAACTCCTATCGCAACTACTGCCTCGCCGCCGGCCTGCTGCTCAGCCCGGTGGTCGACCAGGCCCGCAGCGCCACCGACGCGCTGACCGAGTGGCTGCTGGCCACCAACTCCAACGTCGTCTGGTCCGAGGGGCTGCTGAAGTTCGTCCCCTATGGGGATACGCCGCTCACCGGCAACGGGGCTGCCTACACGCCGGACCTGACGGCGGTCTATTCGCTGGATGACGACGACTACATCGTCAAGGACGCCGGCGATCCGCCGCTGCTGGTCGACATCGAGGATCAGTCCGACGCCTACAACGTCGTCCAGATCGAGTACCTGGACCGCACCAACCAGTACAACATGGCCGTCGCCCTGGCCTCCGACGCGGCCAACGTCGCCCAGTACGGCATGCGCCGGCAGGACCCGACCACGGTCCACTCGATCTGCACGCCCAGCGTCGCGGCGCTGACGGCGCAGCTCTACCTGCAGCGCACGCTCTATGTGCGGGCCCAGTACCGGCTGAAGCTGAGCTGGGCGTTCGCCTTGCTGGAGCCCGGCGACATCGTGGAATTGACCGACGCCGGCATGGGCCTTTCCGCCTATCCGGTGCGGATCGTCCAGATCGACGAGGACGACAAGGACGGCACGCTCGACCTGACCTGCGAGGACCTGCTGGCCGGCGTCAGCCACACGCCGCTCTACACGATGCAGGCCTCGGCGGGCACGCAGACCAACGCCAACGTGCCGGCGCCCGCGGTCGAGGGGAGTGTCGGCCCGATCATCTTCAACCCGCCGGTGAGCCTGACGCCGGGTGGGATCGAGATGTGGGCGGCCGTCGCCGGCTCTGGCCCGAACTGGGGCGGCGCCAACGTCTGGGTCAGCTTCGACGGGACCAACTACGAGCAGGTCGGCCAGGTCACCGGGCCGGCCCGCTACGGTGTCCTAACGGCGGCCTTCGCGGCCGGGACCGATCCTGACACCACGGACACCTGCAGCGTCGATCTCACCGCGTCCGGCGGCGACCTGACCAGCGCCGCGCAGGCGGTGGCCGACGCGGCCGGCACCCTGTGCCTGATCGGCTCGGAGCTGATCGCCTTCGAGACCGCCACCCTGACCGGGCCGAACGCCTACGACCTCACCGGCTACATCCGCCGCGGCGTCTCCGGGACGGCGATCGCCGCGCACAGTTCAGGGGCGACGTTCGTCCGGCTCGACCAGCAGCCGTTCCGCTTCCCCTACCTGCCGGTGCAGGCCGGGCAGCCGGTGTTCGTCAAGTTCCAGAGCTTCAACCCCTGGGGCAATGGCGTGCAGGACCTCTCGGCCTGCGTCGCCTATTCCGCCGTTCCGGTGCCGCTGGGCGCCAGGGCGCCGGCCACGACGGCCTGGACGGCTGCCGGGACCACCATCACCAACGGCGGGGTCTCGACCCCCGCCATCCTGATCGCCGGCCACAGCGACAACGTCTCGGCGTCGGCCATCGAGTTCTTCTACCGCCAGAGCGGCACCTCGGCCTGGACCAGCGCCGGCACCACCTCCAACGTCGCGACCCAGTTCATCATCCTGCCGGGCGCGCCGGGCCAGAGCTACGACGTCGCGGTCGCCTACATCGTCAGCGGCGTACTGGGCCAGCTGCAGGTCGTCGTCTCGGGGACCACGACCGGCGCCAGCGGCAGCGGCGGCGCGCCGGGCACCGCGGTGCTCAACGAATCGGTCCCGGGCGCGGGCTCGATCACCCTGCCGGCCGGGACCTACGACATCGTCCTCACCGGCAACGCCGGCGCGGGCAGCGGCGCGAACAGCGGCGGCAAGGGCTTCAGCTTCGTCGACACCGGCGGCGGCGGCGGCGGCGTCACCGCGGCGCTGGGCTTCGTGGTCGCCGCCCCGACCCTCTACAGCTACACCCTCGGCGCGGTCGGCGCGGACAGCACCGTCACCGGAACCGGGCTGTCGCTGACCTCGCATTCCGGAACCGACGCCGGCGCCTTCTCGCAGGGAGCCGGCGGCGCGGCCAGCACCGGCAACACCGCCGGCGGCGCGGCCTCGCTGACCGCCTACGCAGGCCACGCCGGCGGCCTCGTCGACACCTGGGACGGCGGCGGCGCCGGGGCGACCATCGCCGTCGCCACCGGCGCGGTCACCGCCCCCGGCCCCGACAACGTCACCGACGGCCACCCGGGCGCCATCCCCGGCCAGGGCGGCGCCGGAACCTGGGCCGCCAGCCAGGGCGGCGGCGGGGCCAACCTGCTGATCATCGCCAGCCCGGCTGGCGGCGCCGTCCTCACCGAAGGCGGCGACACCCTCACCACGGAAAGCGGCAATGAGATCGACCAAGACCCGTAACCTGCTGGCGGCGACGCTGGCTTTCGCGCTGGCGCTGCCGGCCGCGGCCGCGCCGGTGAAGATCAGCGCCCTGCCGTCGGCCTCGGCGGTCAGCGCCACCGACGTGTTCCCGGTGACGCAAGGGACCTGTCCCGGCAGCTGCGCCACCAACGGCGCGACCGGGGCGCAGCTGAAGACCTGGGTGGAAGCCTCGCCGACGCTCACCACGCCGCAGCTGGGCGTCGCCACCGTCACCACCCTCGGCGGCAAGAACGCCATCACCTCGATCACGCTGGGGGCCACGGGCCAGGTCGGGTCCGGGGCCACGGCGGTCTGCGCCGCCAGCCATGCCTGCACCAGCCTCTCCGGCGAGATCACCCTGACCACCGGGACCGGCTCGCTCACCGCCGGAACCCTGTTCACCATCAACTTCGCCGACACCCGCGCCAACGCCCCCAACTGCGCCCTCTCGCCGGCGCAGGGCGGCGGCACGGTCAAGAGCGTGGTGTGGTCGGAGACGACCGCCACGGCCGCGGTGACCGGCGTCGTGGCCCTGGTCGCCAGCACCGCCTACACCGTCGACTACGTCTGCGGCGGCAACTGATGCCGGCCCTGCTGGTCACCGACCCGGCCGACATGGACCAGGACGCCGCGGCGTATCCGTGGGTGCGGCGGCTGAAGTACGTCGCCGTCGCCGAGCTGCTGGCCGACTACCGCGCCGCCAACGCCGCCATCGGCCGCCAGCACTGCCCGGTGGCCGACTACTTCGCCGCCCACCTGGACGACGACATCCTGGAGATCGAGGCCTTCGTCTACGCCCATCCGGAGTGGGGGCCGCAGGCGCTGGCCGAGAGCTGCCACGCCACCTTGGCCTTCAACACCGCCCGCAGCCATCCGCACGGCCGCCGCATCGCCGCCTGGGCGCAGCACTACTGCCTGCTGCACCTGGTGCGCCACCATCCGCCGGAGACCGCCTATGGGCGCAGCCGGGGTCCGTTCGAGGCGATGCTGAAGCATCCGCGGATGGCCTTCGCCGGCCCCGAGGCCGCCTACGTGGCGCTGGCCTACCTCACCTTGGGCCACCCGAACCCGCGGCGGTTCCTGCAGAAGCCCGAGGTGCGCGCCAAGTTCCCGCCCGGCCTCGACCTCGCCGCCTTCCCCGCCCCCGACTTCGACTGATCACCAGAGAGACCCCGCCGATGCCCAACCGCCTCTTCTCCGCGCTGACCGCCGCGCTGCTGCTCGCCGCGGCCAGCGCCGCCCCGGCCGGCCCGATCAGCGGCTACCCGGCCGCGACGACGCCGCTCACCGGCTCCGAGACCACGATCGGCACCCAGTCCGGCGCGACGGTGCAGATCACCACCGGCTCGATCGCCGCCATCCCCTATGCCACGGCGGGGACCTTCACCGTGCCGCAGGTGTTCCCCGCCCCGGGCGCGTCGAAAGGCTCGATCGTGCTGACGCCCGGCACGGTCAGCGGCACGCCGCCGAACGGCTCGCTCTGGACCACGAGCGGCGGCGTCTTCGCACAGGTGGGCGGCGCGACCCTCCAGCTGAACGACGCGGCGGCGGGCTCCAACAACCAGTTTCAGTACAATTGCTCCGGCGTGCTCTGCGGGTCGCCGAACCTCACCTTCAGCTCCGGCGCGAGCAACTTCAACGGCACAGTGGGCCTGCCCGATACGGGAACGCTGACCTCGGCACTGAACACCTTCGCCAAGCCGATCTATCTGAACAACGCCACGACGGTCGGGATCGAGGTCAACGGCAACGGCGCGCAGTTTCCCTGCTTCTACAGCTCGACCACCAACACCGGCGCGCTGGGCACCGGCGCTACGGTCGGTGCCGGGTGCGGGACTCCGGCGCTCACTTGGACGGGCGCGAGCGGCTCGTTGACCTTCCCGGCCGGCTTCACAAACGACGCTCTGAGCACTGTCTTCAAGGACCAGAGCGGCGCCAACACGATCTTGATAGTGTCCTATTCGGGGGCGGTGCCTCATGTCGTCGTGCCGTCTGGCGGTGTTTACGACGTCGGCTCGGTCGGCCTCTCGTACGAAGGCGCCGGCACGGTCCTCGATATCGGCAACGGCACGAACGGCGACAAGTCCGCCACGGTTAACGCCGCTATTCTGACCCCCACTTCGGCAGTCAACCTGCCCCTTAACTCGGCCGTAAATCCGGCCGATCAGGTGATCAGCACAGCCAAAGCGTCGTTCGGCGTCCCGCTGGAGCTGGCGCAGAGCGCGAGCCCGAGCTTCCAGCAACCCGCCAATCAAGCAACTCTTCAGCTCGGCGGCGTGCCATCGGCCTCGTCTGGCGGCAACATGGGGCTGACGCTGCTGAGCCGCTACCAGGCCCAATATTGCGATCAGTACTCGTCGTACTGCATGGGCCGGCAGATGGATTTTGTCTCCAACGACGGCTTCCCCGTGTTCGGGATCGAGTCGGGCGCCGAGGACAATCACAGCCTGGAGATCGGTCAGGTCCGCGACGCGGATGACCCGCTGCATATGTCCCAGCTCCTGATCCTCGACCACATCCTGCCGGCCGGAGCCGTGGAGCACTGGAATGTGACGCCGGGCAGCGGCTATACCGCCCCGATGGCGACCATCAGCGGCTCGGGCTGCACCCTCAATCCGTCGTCGACCGGCACAGTCATCACGGCCGGCACCGCGCCGAACAAGACCGTCGTCGGGCTGCTCAACGTTGTCCCTGGCGTCGGCTGCGCATCGGTGAGCGCGACCATCAGCGACTCGACCGGTGCCGGCGCTACGGCGACGGCGGTCCTCACCAGCCCGGCGAACGCCCTGAAGGCAACCCCGACTCTGCTCTGGCACAACGCCAATCCCGGCAGCGGCGCGGCTGCCTTCTATGGGATCGGCCAGTGCGACGAGAATAGCGGGGCTGGCATCGGCCCCAATTGCCTTGTCCTCGGCGCGGCCGACAATTCGGGCTTCCCCTACGACTACAACAGCGCGCATCAGCCGAACCTGAAGCTTCCGGGGCACGTGATCTACGCTACGCCGAACGGCGCCAGTGGCTTCGTCGGCGGCGAGCGTCTGGGCGACGGCGGCGCCCATGTACTCCAGGTGCAGGCCTGCACGACGGCAAGCGCGGACTGTGACGGCGGCGGCTTCACCGGCGCGGGCGTCCAAACGGGCTTCTACCGCATGACGCCGACGACCGTTGCGGGTCTCGCCACGCTCGATCCGACGCCGGCGGACGGCGACTCAGCTTTCGTCACCGACGCGACCGCGCCGACCTTCAACGGTGCCCTGACCGGCGGAGGCACGGTACATACGAGGGTCCACTACGACGGCTCGGCCTCGGCCTGGAAGGCCGGCTAACGCGCGAAGATCGGCTCAAAGAGCCCGCGCCGCGCCCACTCCTGCGCTCCAAAGATGCTGGGATGATTGTCATCGGCGTAGAGCGATCGTCCCCGATGATCGCAGGGCAGACGACGCGATCGCAGACCAATGAAGCGTCCAGCCGGGGTCACAGGGCGTCACGGCTAAGGAGCGCATTCGTCCGCGCTGTGCGCTGATGGAAGGTCACCAGGTCGACTCCGATAAAGGGCGCGAGTCCGAGCTTCGTAAGATCGGCTTCGGCAATCGGCACATTCAGCAGCGCCGGCCATCATCTTGGTGGTCCCCGCGTGCGAGCCGTCTTCCGCGACGATGTGCTCCCAGACTCTGCGGCGCCGCCGCGCAGCGTGGCTCATCCATCACCCGCGTTTCAGTGAGGGCTCCATGCCGAGTCGCGCTCAGTCTTCCAGGGTCGTCGTATGAGCGTGACCGCTGCGCCGGCCGTCTCGCCAGGGGATCTGGCCGCCTATCTGATGCTGGGTGTCGTCACCGCCGGGCAGGTCGCCGGCTGGGTGGCGTCGATCCTCAAGGCGACCCGCGGCGCGGTGAAGGAGGGGGCGGCTGAGGCGTCGGCCGGCGCGGTGGAGATGGCCGAGGTCAAGTCGGTGGCGGGCGAGCTCGCCCGCGTCGCCACGGCGCTCGAGGACGAAGTCAGGCGCTCGACCGACCGGGCGATCGACTGCGCCGGCTGGCGCGCGCGGATCGAGGAGATCGTCAAGCAGCTCGCCGACGGCCAGGCGACGATGGCGCGCACCCAGGAGGGCCTGCAGCGCCAGATCACCAACGTCGCGCTGCGTCTGGCGCCGTCGGACGCCGTGACGCTGCCGCTTAATACGACACGGCGTCGCTAGCGTTCCCGTTTCCGCGGTCTGCTCCGGCGCAGCCGCACCTTCAAGCCCACAAATCGAAAGAGCTCCCCATGCCAAACCGCTTCCTCGCGGCCGCGTGCGCCCTGGCGTGCGCGGCGTCCCTCGCCGGCTGCGCCGGCTCCGCCGCCAAGCTCGGCGTCAGCCCGATCACCGAGGGCCAGATCGTGCTCGGCGTCTTGATGACCGTCGACGCGGGCATCGACGCCGGCGAGGCGCTGCACGGCTCCGGCAAACTTACGGGGGCCCGCTGCGTCACCTTCGAGACCGACGCGCCGGAGGCGGCGGCCGCGGCGATCGGGCTTTCGGCGGGCTACACGGCCGGCGACGCCGCCGACGCCAACACCGAGCTCGCCGCCCTGGCGACGACGCTGCCGCAAATCCAGAGCCTGCTGGGAACCTCGCCGCCGACTCTCTCGCCGGGGGCCGCGTCGCCGGCAACGCAAGGGACTTCCGTCTCGTCGGCCCTGATCGCCCTGCTGCCGCTGGTGCTGACCGCCGTCACCGACGCCAACACCGTCGAGCAGGCCAGCAGCGGCGCGTCGTTGACGGCCGCGCTGCAGACCCAGGCGGCCCAGTTGCAGGCCGACGCCGCCCGCGTGGCGGCCGAGAGTTGCTGACGGTGGAGGTTCCGGCGCCGTGCCCGCTGGGGCCGGCCGACGCCGCGCTGGCGCCGACCTGGCGGGCGGCGTGGTCGGACCGCACGGCGGCGCTGATGGCGGCCTTCGCCGAGTACGCCTACCGGGACGCGGCCGCGCTGCCGGCCTTGCTCGCGCCCGCCGGTTTCACGCTGGCGGCGGCGCTCGCCGCCGGCGACGTGGTCGCCTTCCTCGCCGTCTGCCCGGGCGAGCTGGCGGTGCTGGCGTTCCGCGGCACCGCCGACGTCGGCGACTGGGCGATCGACCTGAACGCGGTTCCGCGGCCGATGCCCGGCCGGCCGGGCATCCGCATCCATTCCGGCTTCTGGGACGCCTACGCCCGGGTCGCCGCCGAGATCGCCGCGGCGGTGGGCCAGCTGCCGGCAAACGGCTTTGGCGAGGTCGGCCTCTACATCACCGGCCACTCGCTGGGCGGCGCGCTGGCGCAGATCGCCGCCGCGGCGCTGGAGCGCGACACCCTGGCCGCCTGCTACACCTTCGGCAGCCCCCGCGTCGCCAGCGCCGGCTTCGACGCGCTGGTGAAGTGCCCGCACTACCGCGTGGTCGACGACTGGGACCTGGTCCCCGCCGTGCCGCCGCCCAGTCCGGCCTGGCTGGGCGGCTACCGGCACACCGGCGACGCGCGCCTGCTCGCCGGCCCGCATCCCGCCGAGGCGCAGCGCCGCGACCGCGACCTGGTCCCGCGCCTGCTCGCCGACCTCTGGTCGCTCGCCGTCTGGCCGCTCACCGGCCGCCTGACCTCGGTCGACGACCACATGATCTGGACCTACCGCGCCAAACTCGCCGCCATCGCGGCCGGGCACGCGTCTGCTGGAGCCAAGCCATGAAGCGCAGACGCCTGACGCCCTGGCCGCTGTGGGCCATCGCCTTCGGCGCCGTCGCCGCCGCCGGCCTCATCCTCGGTCTGTTCGCTGCCGAACGGTTGCTGGAGCTGTGGCGCTTCGCTTAGCGGCTGGCCAGTCACGCACGTCAAGGCCCCGGTCCTCCTGCGGGAGGGCCGGGGCCTTTGTCGTTTTCAGGCCCTGGAGCCGCGGCGCCCTCAGTAGTTCGGAAA